AAGAAAAGAGATTTATTGTTTGATTTAGACCTTCCAATCAAAGTTGGTGATACGATTATGATGGGTAGATTCAAAAACAAAAAAGTAGTAATAAAAACCATTGACTTCAATGACAAAGGTGATTTGATGATTAATGGAAGACCAGCTCTAAAGTTTAGAATTGTTAAAAAAACTGAAGAGGGTTATCCTAATGAAGAAGATATGAAAAAGATTAGAAAAAGAGTAAAAAAAGCTCGTAGTGAATCAAATAGTAGTAAAAAATATCAATATCATCCAATAACTAAAAAAGAAATAGATGAGTTTTTAATTAATAATGATATTAGTAAAATTTTTGAAGCTTCTACAACTGGTGGTGCTGGTGGGTTATCATCGGTAGACTCGGGTCCAAGTTTGATGTTTAAAAATTCAAATCATTATAAGGGTAGGGGTGATACAGAGGCTGAAAAATTAGGTTGGACTGTAATTAACTATATTCTACAAGGTGATGTAGATAACTTACCACCAGATGAATCTGAAATGTTAGATGGTTGGCCATTAGGCCCTCACAATTCTGTATCTTATTTACCAGCTGGAATTGGTACAGGAACAACACCAAATAACCAAGAAAATCTAACTGGTACAAAAGGATATGATAAATGGTTTAGGTCTATGAGAACAAAAGCTCAAGAGGTTGGTTATGAATTAATGAAGTTTACAAAACAAGATAGAGATACAAGAGCTCAAATTGCTAAAGATACTGTGGACACAATTAAACAACAAGAAAAAGAAGAAGTTGAAGAAAACGTATTTACAAAAGACTGGTGGAAGAAAAACTTATTAACAGAAGGTGGTGCTTACGGACATATGGCACATCCATTTGATGATAATGAATTAACATTCGGTGATTTAAAAAAAATCATTGAATTAGGTTTAGGTGGACAATTGAATCGTGAAGATAATGTTACAGAAAAATTAGATGGACAGAACATTATGGTTAGTTTCAAAGATGGAAAACTTATTGCAGCTAGAAACAAAGGACATATTAAAAATGGTGGTAAAACAGCATTGGATAAAAAAGGAATAGCGAGTAAGTTCAAAGGTAGAGGAGCTATTAGAAACGCTTTTGTATATGCGATGAATGATTTAGAAAAAGCAATCAAATCTCTTTCAGATAAACAAAGAGATAAGATATTCAACAACGGATATAATTTTATGAATTTAGAAGTTATGTATCCATCATCTGCAAATGTAATTGATTATGATGTTACACAATTGATATTTCATGGAGCATTAGTTTATGACGACAAAGGTAATGTAAAAGGTGAAGTAAAAGGTAGTGGTAGAATATTGGCTGGTATGATTAAACAAAGAAATCAAAACATACAGAAGAAATATTCAATTGGTAAACCTGTATTTTTAGATGTTCCAAAACATCAAGACTTTAGTAAGATGAAAGGTAAGTTTTTAGATAGACTAAGTCGATTACAACATCAGTATGGTCTTAAAGAAAATGACACTCTTGCTTTATATCACCAAAGATGGTGGGAACAAAAAATAGGTGAAACATTTAAAAGTAACATAAGTTCAATGGTTTCACAAGGATTAGTTAAAAGATGGGCTTTCTTTGATAAATCATATTCAGTTAAAGATATAAAAAGCGATATGAAAAGATACATAGAAGCGAATCCAAGAAGAAAAGATGTTACACAAGAGATATTAGATTTTGATAAAAAAGACCACGCTAAACAAGTAAAAGAAAATATGAGACCATTTGAAATATTGTTCTTTGAAGTAGGAGCTGAAATATTGAAAAATGTAAAAGGATTCATATCAGCAAATCCAAAGAAATCAGTTCGTAATATGGTTAAGAATTTAGATAAAGCTATCAAGACAGTTCAAAGTGGTGGTGATTTAAAAAAATTAAGTAGATTAAAAACACAATTAGATAGATTGAATGCAATTGGTGGGACAAAAGCTATTGTTCCAAGTGAAGGATTGGTATTTAAGTATAAAGGAAAAACTTATAAATTTACGGGTGCATTTGCTCCAGTCAACCAAATTACAGGTTTAATTTATTTTTAGATATTTATATATACAAGATTAAGAGGTATTATGGCAAAACAAAGTAAAAATTTAGCAAAAGTTCAATCTATGTTGGATGGAACTTATGGTGGAAAAATACAATCTGGATATACACCAACTGAAGAAGTTAGAAATGTAGGTGATAAATGGATAGATTCAGAAGGATACACGTGGGAACAAAAAGAGGGATTTCGAATAAAGAGTGGAGGTAGTGGTGTATCTGTTGGTATGTTTTCTCACCAATGTAAAGATTGTAAGAAAAATTGTAGTCCAAAAACGGGAAAGCCGTGGGATAGAGATACTTGGAAGGCAGATGGTAGATGTTATCATTGTCAGATGAATTATGAAATGGATTTATCATTTGACAAACCAATAAAATGGTTTGCTTATAGAAGATTAAAAGATTTACAGAATATGGAATCATTAGAAAAAGATATGATTCAATGGGTTGATGAAATTACAAAACAACGACAACAGAATCCATTTGATGAAACTGTTGCTAATGCACTAGCAAATGGTGAGGTTGAAATGTCAATAAAGAAAAACACATAGGAGAAAAAAAAATGACTGAAGGAATGGGACTAACAGGTTGGATATTAGCAAATTGGGAATGGATAATGTTAGGATTTTATACATTAGAAAAAATTGTTAAATTATCCCCAACTAAACAAGACGATATTATTTTTGATGCAGTAATTAAACCAATATTTGATAAATTACCATTTGGTAAAAAATAATGTTTAAAAAATTCAAAAAATATATAATTGGATTCTTTGCTTTAGCTGGAGGTATTCTTTTTGCTTTTTTAAGTGGTAAAAGTGCGGGACGAAAAAAAGAACGATTAGGTGGATTAAAAGATAAAATTAAAGAAACAGAAAAATCAATAAAATCTACTCAAAAATCTCAAAAAGCAGTGAAAAAAACTCTTGAAAGTAAAAAGAAAGCTCTAAATGATATTAAAAATAAAAAATATAAAAAGAAAAAAGTAAGTAAAAAAGAAGCAAAAGATTTTTTAAAAAATTTTAGCAAGGAGAAAAAATAATGCCAGGACATACAAACGGAAAAGTTACATATAAAGTTTATGGAACTAATGAAGCATATGAAGGTAAAGTTGTAGAGGTTGGTGGATTTATTTATTCAACGGAAAGTGGTGCTTTAGAGGGTGTTCCATTTGGACAACAATTGTTTGCCATACAAAACGGTACTGAAACTGATGTTATTGAAGATGTTGATTCATTAACACCTCTTGTTGGTGAACAGACAAATGGACAACAAGTTACAACAACAACTACACCACAAGATGAAGATGTGGTGACACCATTTGTAGTAGGTGATGGTTCACAATTTGGTATTGGTACTTATTTTTACTCTGATGGTAGTCAAGTACCAATTGGTACTGAATTACATCATCACACAATTATTCCAATGGGTAGAGCATCTAATTTTATGACACAACACGTTATGGATGGTAATGATGTTGATGTGTTTACTAATGTCGCAGGGCAAGTTGACACTGGGACTACTAACCAACAAAATCAACAACAAACTCAACAAGGCACTATAATGGGTGGAATGGGTGGAAATACTGGTGGAGGTATTTCATACTAATGTATAGATTGATTCTAATATTAATATTTAGTTTTATCTTTACACAAGATGTTTGTGAAGGAACTTGTTTTTCAGAACAAGAAGTTTTGAATATAACAAATAATATTAAAGAACTTCAATTTGATATAGAAAAATATAAAGAAATAGAAGCTAATTTAAATCTTCAAATTAAAGATTATATGAAAAACGATAGTTTGAATGTATCATTAATAGATGATTATAAAAATCAATTACAATTTAAAGAAGAGATAATTGATTTAGTGAGACCAAAATGGTATGATAATAAATATCTTTGGTTTTTTGGTGGTATAATTATAACAAGTGGTTCTGTATATTTAGCAGGACAGATAAAATGAGTGATTTAAAACAAGCGATACAAAGAGAGTATTTGAAATGTGCATCCGACCCTATACATTTTATGCGTAAGTATTGTACTATTCAACATCCTACAAAAGGTAAAGTTAAATTTGATTTATATCCTTATCAAGAAAAATGTTTAACAGAATTTAAAGATAATAGATATAATATAATTCTTAAAGCTAGACAATTAGGTATCTCGACTTTGTCTGCTGGATATTCCTTATGGTTGATGTTATTTCACAATGATAAAAATGTATTAGTAATCGCTACAGGTAAGGATACTGCTAAAAATCTTGTTACAAAAGTAAGAGTTATGTATGAAGGTTTACCTCAATGGCTGAAAACCAATACAGAGGAAATAAATAAATTATCATTAAGATTTAAAAATGGTTCACAAATAAAAGCTATTGCATCAAATGAATCAGCTGGACGTTCAGAAGCATTGTCATTATTAATACTTGATGAGGCCGCGTTTATTGATAAAATTGATACCATATGGACAGCTGCTCAACAAACACTTGCGACTGGTGGTGGATGTATTGCTTTATCAACACCTAATGGTGTGGGTAATTGGTTTCATAAACAATGGGTTGGAGCTGAAGAAGGTACGAATCAATTCAATACAATTAGATTACATTGGACAGACCATCCTGAAAGAACTGAGGAGTGGAGAAAAGAACAAGATAAAATTTTAGGTCCTTCACAAGCTGCTCAAGAATGTGATACAGACTTTTTATCAAGTGGACAATCAGTAGTCGACCCACAAATTTTACAATGGTATAAAGAAGAATTAACTGAAGCTCCAATTGAAGAATTAGGAATGGACAGAGGATTTTGGGTATTTAGACAACCTGATTATACAAAAGAATATATAGTGGTTGCAGATGTGGCTCGTGGTGATGGTAGTGATTTCTCAGCTTGTCAAGTGTTTGAAGTTGAAGATATGGAGCAAGTTGCAGAATATAAAGGACAATTATCTACTACGGATTATGGAAACTTCTTAATTGAAGTTGCAACAAAATACAATGACGCGTTATTGGTAGTTGAGAACAACAACATTGGTTGGGCTACAATTCAAACCATCATAGATAGGGGATATAAAAATTTATT